CGCTGATCGAGTCTTTTAATCATGTCAAGGGCGTCTCTGGCGATCCAGAGAGCCAGGGCGATCATTGCCGCCGTAGCCCAGTTAAGGACCTTCCCTGTGAGGTTAGCGTTTATCGTCGCGCTATTTGAATTTGCCATGTCCAGGTGTAGTGTTGGAGGGAAGTGGGACTTCCAGTGCTTTGAATTGTGCCGACGATGACATCTCCAGAAGCGAGGTCCGTATTGGCTGAAGTCAAGCTAAATGTTTGAGGAATGAGGGCCGTGAACTCGGTGGAGTTGCTGTCAAGGTCAGCACTACTAATATCCACTCCTTCCGTCGTATTGCGAATGCTACTAACCCATTTCTTTGAGACGCCAGACCCGCTTGTGGTCTGGGTCGAGACTAATTTTGCCTCAATTAGAGTTGCGTTGTAGGGCATGATTGCTAAGGGCGCAATCACCTCAGTTGAGTAACTGGCTGACGCAAGGGTGAATTGGTAGGAGGCGATATAGGGAATATGGATTCCAGTATCTAGGTCACCGAGGATGATCCAGCCGTCATCGTCAGCATTCCTGATCTCAAGTCGTTCTGCTGCGCCTGTGGTATCAACATAGAACTGGCCAACTACGGGAGAGGTTGGGGCAGAGGTTCCAGAAAAGTTGTCCCGAAGAGTATCGAGAGAATCGTTCCATGTGCCACGCCCTGTCGAAAGGGAGTCGCTTGCGTTTACGGTTGAGTATGATTGTGTCATTGGGTTAGGCGGAACTTAGGATTCTCGTGGCAACCTCTTCAATCCGCACGGTTGCATCTGGTGTGAAGCGCTTAATTACGCACTTGATTTTGTAGTACCTTTTGTTTGACTGAAAAGATCCGTAGAAACGAACATCGTCGGTGTAGGTCACATCGTCACTAGAGGTGGAGTAGTATGTCTGCACTTCGGCGTAGCGCTCGTAACAACTACCTTCCCACATTCTGTTGAGCGCTGCTGGCTCGCTAAACTTCGTTGTGTTTCCATCGAAAATGGTGCCCTCGTCGAGAACATCAACGGAAGGTATGCACAGAATCAATCTTGACTCATCAACACCGACAACGCCGGCATCCAAAACTGTAGTTACATAGTCCTCGGCGGCGGCGATGGTGCTACTAACTTGGAGGTAGGTTTCCCCTGCTGGGACAACTAGGGCATTTTTCACTCCTGGCCAACTGGCGTCCCTCTGGGAGTTAAGCATAATGGAACTTATCCAATTAGGATTCCCCCCAACCTCGTAACCAGGCCATACTAGGATGCAGGGCTGCGAGGAGGTCTGTCCCGACTTGAAGACTGGTTTGAAAAAGACCTGCGCCTCATCCGGCCCGAGTTGGGAGATGATGGTTGACTCGTCCCTCGTGCGACTAACCTTGAGGGCGAGACCCCATGAGGTTCCTGTGATGCCCTGAAGGCGCACATCGTAGTAATCTGGAATGGCTCCCTCTTCGCGAACCACAGAGCTGCTATACAGAGTGGGAGGAACCTCCTCGCCGTCTGGGACGCCGTATGTAGAGCCCTGGAATTCAGGAGGGAATCTCAGGGAGGCGTAGGTGCCGTCGAAGGATAAAGAATCCTCAGAAGTGGGGCATGGGTATTTGGGTGGAACTGTTTGTGTAAGAAAGTGGCGTTTGGCATCATAGAGCGTGAATGTTACGGCTACCTGTGGTGCTTGGTCCGGTTGGTAAACTGCTCCCGAAACGGAAATGGGAGAAATTGCGAATGTGTATAGATGGTTTGGTTCGGCTTCCCAAAATGTGAACTCTTCTTCCTCCACGCGGCCAAGCGAAGTCCACCGTGAAGAAATATCGTCTTCTGCAAACCCCTCAAACAGGTCTGAGGCATCGTTTTTTATCCAAGCCTCGCTGGGGCCACCCCCCTCATCAACTGATTGCACCATGTTCCAAACTAGGTATCCATTCAGCCTTGCGTCTGCCGATCTTGACCCTGAGGTTAACCATGGCGTTACCGAGTTGGGGCCACCCGCCATTCCCACCGCCAACGAGTCGGGAAGGGTAAGCGGATCGACTGATGGGGGATTCCAGGTGAGAGAGATTCCCCACCTAATAGTCCCATCTGGCATCTGCTTCATAACTCGGGTTCCGCTTAGACCAGAAGGTGCCATCCCCTGGAATGAGGTTGGGTGGAAGACGCCCCGACTGACGCTAAAGTCAACTTGTGGCACTTGGGAAAGAGCTGCGCTAAGGGTTATATCGTTGGTGTCGACTGAAGCAACGGTGACGGTTTGGTTGGTGCCCCTGTAGTTTAGAATGCTTAATATGGTGTAAGCGTCGGTGGCGTAGGTGCCTGATAGTGGCGGCTCAACCAAAAAGACGCGGTTTTCACTTCCTAAATCGTTTTCAAAACTCTTAACTTTCAGGAGTTGCTTCTTCCTGAATACCCCAGACTCTGGGGTGTATGCGTCATCCGAGTCATAAATCTGCACGGCAGAGCCGGCGACGAGTCGGTCTACGAACCAAGCTGGCGCAGTAATCTTGTCGTTAGTGTAATAACTGGAACTATTCCCGATTGCGGAAGGGTTGGCTTCAACAAAACTATCAAGGATTAGGGTTTCCCCAGCGGGAAGAGTTCCAACGGCGGTGGTGAATGCCCCCGGAACAGTAATAACGGGGGCTGCCGGGGTGCCGACATCAAGGGCGGTCGCCATTGTCTTCTCTTCAAAGCCGCTCCCCGTAGCACCCTGAGGTAATGTTATAGAGTTTGCCTGCGCGGTCACATCCCATCCAGCCGCAGCCGCACCGCCCAGGGGGGGGCCACCTGGGCTCCCAAGCGAAGACAGCTGGGCTGTTGCTGCGCCATCGTCATAGATTCTCTCGTCGTATTGGCTTGCGCTTATCTTCCTGAAGCCGTCTTTTGTGGTCTCGATTGATTCTACTATCCAGTCCGATTCGCTCCACGCTGGAGTTGCCAAGAAGGCGGGATTCCCGGTGTAGTCATCTGAAACAACTTCGGTAATTGGGAAGGGCTGCCCAGCGGGGCTTGTCCAACCCTGTCCGACATTTGGTGTGTATTCTTCGTGGTCGCCAACTCCCGTTACAACCACAAGAATCTGCAAGTCATCACTGAAGGCGATATCGCGATCTGGAACAACTGCTGTCTGGTCTTCATAATCCGCGTTGTCGAGAGGCTCGTATGCCCCCCACCCGGCGATATTGAAGGGGACGCTTTCTATGAGATCCCTGTGCTGGATTTGAATCCTGTCTCCCACTTGGGCGGCAAGACCTTCCAGAGAAACCTCCATCTGTAGCGTTTTTCGCCTGTATTGGAGTTTCAGCAATTGGTAGTAGGCGTAGCTTTCAGCAGCCGCCCGGCCTGTTATCCCCACTACGAAATCGTTAGAAATTTTCCTCTCGTTAGAGAAGGTGGCTGACTCGAAACCAGGAAGCGTCATTCGCACGGTTTCCCTGTCATAGTTGTACTTCTTCTCCAAATATTGAATCTCTATCTCGGTGGGTACATCCACAGTGGAGACTTCGTTGACAGACATAGACCCCTGCCTGATCGCGCTTTCAGTAAACACTTGGGAAACGCTGCGCGTCATATCGGTGACCGCCCTAAACCGAGTTCCCTCTCTGACGAGAGTGGCTCTCCCAACACTAAGAACTTTGTCAATTGCTTCAAAAAGGCTACTGTCCTCGTCGAAAGCCCCGTTGAACTCGCAGCGCGGCCCAATAATGACAACATTGAAGGCCATTGTCTGCAGAAGGGGAATGCCTGGATAAGTGCCTACATCGCTCAAGTCTTCCTCAGTAACGAGGACACCACCCCCCGAATCAACCTGCATGCTCTGGACGGTTACGGTAATGGGAACACCCTCTGCCCCGCTTAACGCATCCGGGTCAAGGTGGACTTTGTCGCCTGGGTTCAGCGCAATCCAAAATCCCGCGTCTCCAAAAGTCGGGTCGGTATTACTGATTCTTAGCGCAGAGTTCGGGGCATATGTCGTTAAATCAATCTGATAGCATACCCCGTAGGGGCTCCCATGGATGTATGTTTCACTCTGCTTATCTGGGTCCATGGCGCCTGCCGCACTGTCCACCCCACAGAACTCGGCCCAGTCCAAGAAACTCTGCCAATCTACATCTGTGTCATCGTTCACATAGTTTCCTCCCCCATAAACCTCGCTCAGGAGCAGATTGAGGGTAATCCAAGCGGGATTCCTAAAGTCGGCGCTGTCGGCGTGGATAGTTGACGCTGTTCCTGTATTGCTGTACTGCTTCACATCGTTGCCGTCCACTACGACTGTCAGTTCTGGGACTTGCGAATTCGCCGTGTAATTTACGATATCGCTCAACTCCACCCAAGCCGTCCCTGGCATAACCCCTAGTCCGCCGCCTGCATATGTCCTGTCCTCGAAGGTTACGGAGCTTAAGTGGCACGAACTTGTGCAGGCACCAGGGGCCCCGGAGTCAGGATTGGTGGTGTATTCGGTAGGGTAGTTGTCTGGTCTTCCAACGGCGCACACCCTAAAGTCCGCTGAACCTATCGCGCTGGAGAACACCGTGGAGGCGGCGAACATTCTGTTGGAATAGTCGGCTCCCGACACGCTAGATCCGGGGATATTCCCATTTGAATCCCAGAAAGCAGAACTTTGCATTTCCATGGTTATGTTGCCGCTCCCACTAGTGTCATAATTGTCCATATAGTAGAAGGATCCATTATAGGTTCCCGTAGTCGGGTGGATTGTGATCGTTTGCCACATAGCCCCCGTATATTTGCCCCTGATCATGAAATATCCCAGGGTTTGCCAACCGTCGGTATTGTCGTGTCGGCTGTACTGGATCTCGAAGGTCTGAGAGTGAGCTACAGTGGCGCCGCTGGTGTCGAGCCTGTAAAGGCCGCCCGAGAACTCCAAGTTGAAAATGACTTTGTCTAATATGGCCCCTTGTGGTGCGGACCAAGTCGCCCACACGGATTTATAGATAAACATCGCCGGAACGCCGCCGGTAATGTTGCTTCGGTCGGCGCCTGCGGTTTCGATGGTTCCCGGGTCCCCCCAGACACCAGAAATGGTCGCGGTGTTGGACGCCCCGCCAGTGGCTATCCAGCCAGGGGCGTTAATTAGGGTCTTGTGCGAACCGTCATAAGTCCCACCCTTCCAGCCTCCCGTTGTTGAGCCTACTGACCCGTAATATGACCAGTATTTTTGAGTGGCATTTGGGTCCGCACCCGGGTATGGAACGACAAACATGAAATTGGCGCCTTGTAATTCTTTTACCTTGAACTTAGTCCAGCCTAACATTGGACTAGTGGAAGCTACTCTGTTGGTCGGCGTTCCCACCCCAGACGCCTCTTCTAGTTCAAACTCGTAAGGCCCATATTTTTTTCGGGAATGGTTGCCGGCGCTGTTGAAGTTGTAAAAGTCCACGGTCTGCGTAAAACACTCACTCGTCCGAACTTCCGTGGACCAATGTTGCCGATTACTAACTCCAAATTCATGGTTTTTCCCTTGGAACTGGCCTGTGATCGAAACGAGGTCATCGACTGCGAAGCTGCCAGGGGTAACTACTTTCCAGCGGGTTGCGTTTTGGTAGCCTGAGGTTGTGGCGAAGTTGCCCGTATGGGTCCCCACGGTATCTACTAGCCTGGCCGGTCTGCTGGCTCCCACATCGGACTTGTCGTCGAGAATCCAGTAAATATACTTATTGTCCCGTTCCTCCCCAGGGAAGTAGTTGAAGCCCCCGCTAAACTCCCTTGCGCTGGCAAAATTGTCAAAGGGGAATTGGTTTTGGCTACTTCCCCAATCCAACCCAGAGCCATCGGGGTAGGGGGGGAAGTTGCCCTGATCCGAGCCGAAATTAACATCCCAAAACCTAAGCCCAGGAACTATCGTAAACTTCATGTCCATGATCATCCCCACATCCACCGTTGTCGAAAAAGTGGTTCCGAAGTTGGCCGTGTAGAACGGATCAGTTGTCCCCGGGTGGACAGGCACATCCGCGCCCATCGAAACCCTCGCTGTTGCTGCGTATGACGCTAGTGGCAGGTCGTCGAGCAAAAGCGTGTCAACATCAGTGCCCTCCGTGTTGTCCGTGATCTGCCCAACCTTCCTAAAGGGACCTTCTCCTAGCAGATTAAGGTAGTACAGGGCGACGGAGTTCGTGCCAAATGCAAGCACCTTGCCTCCCCCCACAATCCCCCCGATTCGAGTGGTGCCGTAGATGAGTGGCATTCCGAACCCCTGACCCCGCCTTGTTGAAATCCCTGACCAACCGTAATGGTCACTCTGTTTGTTTCCAAAGTTGCTCGTCTGTTCTTGCCCATATTTATCAGCGTAGTGTTTTATGGTTACCCCGATGCCAATAAGCGCCCCGATGCCCACGGCAACCCAGCCAGAAGGCAACCCAATAACATTGATGTGATCGCCGTCGCAGATGGAGGCTGACGGGCTAAGTGGCTCGCCGCCCCTAATCACCAGGGCTTTCTCATAACCTGAGGGGATGAGATCGGCTGCCGTCAAACTCTGTTCCCAAGGCAACTCCTGCGAAACGGCGTCCCGCGTCAGCTGCTTGAACCCGTTTCTCTGTATTACGGTTACTGACATACCATCCTCACTGCCGATGTTGGCTTAAGAGCCATTCTCCTCCGCGCCAACCTGATTACCCCAGAACGACAAGCCTGAACTAGATATTTGATGTCCTTGCACACCACCACAGCGTGGTAGTGGGCGCATGGGTTTATTCCTCCGCCCTCGTAGATATGCAAGTCTCCAGCCTCGGGGGTCTCGGGATCTACCTCCCGAATAACATTGCCGAGGGCTTGAACAGCCCACGATGCGGGATCTCCCTCCGTATTTACCATCACATCAGAGAAGTGTCGCGTCATCGGGTTGAACTCATCCCTGACAAGGGTACCCCTCTCTAATGCTGGAATCGCCTTTTCGACAAGTTCTATGTGGTCAGCCGCCGCTCTTATCCAAAGACCAAAGCAGTCAACCCCCTCCTTAGGAGAGAACCCGCCGAGCTTGAAGGGTGTCCCCACCAAGCCTTCTGCACTTTCGGCGATGCTTTCTCCAAGGCTGCTCATCGATCATTCCCAAAGGGGATGTGAACAAACCCCCCGTAATTGTTTATATTGTCTTTGCCGGAACAGCCGTTTGCCCCATCGAATGTGTAGTCGCAGGTTAGCACTGTCCCCGAATAAGCGCATCGGGCCCCGCGAAAGATGTGGCCACAGCGGGATCGGAAGCACCGCCGACCAGGGAAGGTGTGGAAGAGGAAGTTCCGTGGCCCCAAAGTCCACTGGACAGCCGTATCCACCATGCTCACCTCCTTCATCAGGAATGGTTGCTCTAGGATTTTATCGCCATTATCTGAGCCACTGCCAACTGAGGGGGCTGGGGCTGACCCATCTGCAATCCTTACTAGGTACATTGTGGCTGAACGCCCCGCCAGGCTCTCGTTCTGGCGTATCCAAGACTTCACCAGACCTGTGGGATCTGGCATCGTCACCTTCCACTCTTCGTAGTTAGAGGCGTCGCTGGTCTCCTTCAGCGGGTCAATCGTAAATGGGGTGGGGCTATAGGTTTCGGGATCCTCGCCATACACCTCAGTGAACGCCACGGACACCGGGTTGGAGGCTACTCGAAGGTATTTAGTGTCCCCAGTATTTATGTCCGAGTAAGCCACCGAAATTAGCCAGCAGTAGGCATCCGTGGAAGCCAATTGTAGCACTGCTGACGAAGGAAGCGTTCTGGTCATGGGCGAATATTACAAAAAAAAAGGGGCGTGTCCAAAGACAAACCCCTCAAAGGTTACATCCCCTGTTCCCTTATTACACAGTTCCCAGGCTGCTGAGGAACCAGATGGCGCCAACGAGGGCAGCGCCAAGGAGGAAGCCGACATGGGAGCGGCACCAGTTTTTTACCAATTCTTTTAGATTCATGATTTTAAGGAGACTAAGCAGTATTGTCCGTTGGATCGTCAATGGTTCCATCGGAAAGGAAGGCGGATTCAACCTCAGCACCGTAGGCAAGCCAGAGGCTGCGTGAAGCGGGGGCTGTAAGGATTGCACCATCGTCAGATAGATCCGCCCCGTTAGCGGTTATCTTGCAGGTAGCGTTTTCAACCACATACCCAGTTTCTTCCCCAATGTCCAGCGAGTTGATTTCTGTGACAGGAACACCGAACAGGAATTGTTGAACCTTGGTTCCAGATGTCCCAGCAATACCAGCCACGGTTTGGAAGGTTCCCGTTGTGACCTCGATCATCTTGTTGGCAAGCAACTCGGCGTTGGCCGCATCGTAGGCCAATGTGGTGATTGCCAGCGTTGGCTTCGACTCGTAGATGCAAGCGTAGCTTCCAGCCTTGAGGACATTTACATCTTTGTAGATGTCATAAGTGTTGTTCATGTTTAATTCCCATGAACTGGTCGGTGGGGTTTTGTCCTCGTTGACAGCCCAACAGAGCTTGTCAGCCCTCGACAAGGGGGTCGGCGTAACGGAATCAAAGGGTCCTGCTGGATCGTTCTGGCTTCCTTCCACGAGATCCAGAACTCCAAGGAACTCAAAATTGGCATACAGGAGGTCTCCAGCGGTTCCGCTAAAAGTAACATTCCCCATAGCCCCAGCAATGGTGTATTGCCGCCCGTCCTTCCAGAAGACAATAGTTAAAGTGCATTGCTTATCTTTTCCGTCACCCATTTCGGAAGCCCCATCAGTTGGCTCAGGCGGAGTGTTGCTAGGAATCCACACATTCCACTTTTCGGCGGTTCCAAACCGCGAGGAAGCTCCAGTTAAGTCTTCCCAAGTGGCGTAGTAGTTAAAGAAGCCGCAACCGCGCAATGCCAGCATCCACTGTGGCGTCCCTTGCTTCCAAACCAAGCCTCCAGTAGGGGAGGTAGAGACATCATCGGGATCATCGTTAGAACCCATGACATCACACTTAAAGGTAACCCTGGCAAACTGGGTTCCAACAGAATCCGTCTGCTCTGAAGCAAGGCTTGCGGAAAGAATGTCTCTCTCAATCAAGCCGACTTCAGGCGTAAACGACATCTCGTAGCATGGAATCCATCCGAATGTTGTATCCGGGGGGCCTGCGAGTGTTGCCGGAGTCCCAGGCGTCGCTTCGGCGCAAACGCCGACGACGGATTTCCGTTCTAGAAGTCTGGTGTCTGTAATGGCCATGTGTTATTCCTTATGCTACAAAAACAAATCAGAGTGCGATCGTTGGGAAGGTGGCGCTGAAGCTGCTTGACCTGTCGCAGTCCCCTCCGACGGCAAGGTAAACCTCTTTCTCGTCTAATGCCGTTCCCGTGGCAATGCACTTGCTGGTGGCATTTTCGGTCAAGTAGCCGTTCTCCTCTCCGCTATCCAGAGAGGTTATCTGAGTCTTTCTTGCGCCCAGCCATAGGCTGTTGACCTTGCCGGAACCAGTCGATCCCATTACTTGCTGGAAGTTCCCCGTGGTTGGGGGATCGGTAATCATTTTAGAGAGCAAAAGGTCCGCATCGGCTCCGTCAAACGCCAAGGTCGTGGTCGTCAGGGTTGGCTTGCGCTCGGTGATGGTGCAATATTTGCCAGCCTTGGTGACATTGGTGTCCTTATAGATGTCATAGGCATTGTTCATGTTCAATTCCCATGAAGACATCTTGACGGTCTCTGTGACGGTTGCTTCCCAAAGCTCCCAGTAAGTTTCCCCGTCCTGAGAGAGCGGCGTTGGCACCGTTGCGTCAAAGGCGCCGGCTGGGTCGGAACCCACAGTGCTTACCGTCAGGATGCCTAAGAACTCGAAGTTGGCGTATGCCAAATCACCAGCGGTTCCAGACAGGGAGACATTCCCCATACAGCCCGTCATTAGGTATTGGCGACCATCGCTAAACCATTTAATTGAAATGGTCCCCATTAGGTCAGTTCCTGCCGCAGGGACAGTATGACTCGTAACAATCTGGACAGGATTGTTCGATGGAACGAGGATGTTCCAGTTTTCGAACCCTTCGGCTCCAGCGGAACCCGTATCTGCCCAAGCAGCGGCTCCCCAGTAAAAGCCACAGCCAAGCATTGCCTCAGTCCATTGAGGAGCCCCAACTGTGGTGCCGCCGCCTGTGACTTCATCTGAACCCATAGCGTCGCACTTGAATGTAACGCGAGCAAACTGGGTGCCTACAGCGTCAACAGTCTCTGGAGCAAGGCTCGAGGTATACAAGTCCCGCTCAATAAAGCCGATCTCAGGGGTGCAAGAGATCTCGTAGCACGGAAAGGATTTGAAGGCTGCGGCTGTGGTGCCTGGGTTTACTGCTTCAAGTCCTACGCTAATGCTTTGCTTGCGTTCAAGGAGTCGGGTACTGGTAATGGCCATTTTTTCTAGGTCGGGTTGGTGTCGGGATTATCGAATGCTGTGCGGTATGAGATCTCGACTTCTACGAGAACACCTACCGCTGGAAGAGCCTCCTCAGAGGAGTAGGTTTCATTGGAGACCAGAGTAGTGTCAATTGCGTTGGAACCAAGACTAGTATCCCCATTTATTGCTCTTTCCACATCGGAAAGCCAAAGGGATACCTTCTGCGCCGTATTGTCTCCAGGAGCGACCTCAATCCAACACTCTAATCCACAAAATAATTGGCGCGGCAGAACGCCCGAGTAGTAGGGTTCTGGGTATTCCTCGCGCAGGGGGTGGATTATGATGAGGGGGCGTTCGATTATGTGGACGGCGCTCGCCACATCCGTGGTCACCTTCTGGACGGTGTTGTTATACGATCCGGTCCCATCTATGACCTCTAGTCTCGTTTTGAGGCCAGCAATGCAGTTATAGCGGACACTATTTGCCATTATTGTCTGTTCCTGACTTTGCTCCCCAAGTGGGTGGCTAGATTCTCTTGTAGTTGGACCTTGATTGTATAGGCTGCATTGGAGTTCTTTGTAATGTCCAGCGAATTAAAGCGGTAGAGGCTCCCCACCTGGGTGAGGGTTGCCGATTCCAGCACGGTTGTCTTGGCTCCTGTGTATGTCGCTATCGGGGACCACATCCTGAACATTCCAGGAATGACAAATCCTGAGCCGGGGTTAGCGTTCCCGTATTCTGGAACCACGAAATACATGGATTTGTCGCCTGCCGTTATGTCCAAACTGATTAGGCCGTCCACATTCGCGGAGCCAGCGCCCTGCGCTTGGGTCTGGGTAAAGGTTCCCGTGTAGGGCATACTGCTGACCCATGTCCCAGACATCTGCATCTTGAGGCTTCCTGTGCCAACAACGGTGTATTCGAGCTTGTAGATAAGGTTTGGCCAGAGTTTTGCGGCAACCTCGACGCCAGCATACCTCACAACGCTGGTGTTGCCTGTGTTGCTAAAGTTGATGCCGGCAGAAGTGTAGGTGACGGTTCCCCCGGAGCCACCTTCGAGTCCTTCCCAGTTCCTCACCGCTGCCTCTCTATCTCCCCAAAGGGCAAAAAACTGACCTCGGGTAGCGCCAATCGCTGAGGGGGTTCGGCTCGTTCCAGATGGAGGTGGTATTAGCCCAAAGAACTCAATTCCCCCGTGGGTGTCGTTAAAAAGTGTCACTATTGTGTCGCGGAAACTGGAACTGACCATTGAAAAATCGAGATTCATGAGGTCGGCAGCGATCCCTTCCCGACTTCCCACCGTTAACATCCCCGTGGATAGGTAATCAGAGGCTTCGTAGTCAGCTCGCTCCACCGTTTTTACTCCGGAGGGGCCGGTTTCTGGCACGAGGAACTTGGGGGGGTATGCCATCTCAAAAACCCAGCTTCTCCATCAAGGTGTCTTCGACGATTCCCATTCCTTTGTTTTTCCAGAACTTGTTGGTGTTTCGCTCGAAGTTGAGAAGTCTTGGCACCCTAGTCTGTTTGGCAACATGGAAGTGTTTTTTAAGGCGCCCTTTCCCCTCCTTCATGTAAATGCCACCCTTCAGCCTGCGGCCGGCGTGTTTGCCGCCAGGGGCCACAAAGAGGGCATTCTTCCCAAATTTCTGGAAAAACATTCTCGCCGGGGAATTCCCTTGGTAATCCCTTTGCAGTTTGTACTTCTCGAGGGGCCAAGCAAGCCACTCTCCCTTTTTGGGGGTAATCGTTGCCCCGGTCTCAAGAGGCCATGCGGAGGGGTCGTCCGTTCCAAAGACAATCCAAACGGCCCCGCCCGAAGAGGCAATCTTCAAGGACCCTGGTTTCATAAAACTCTTCCCTAGGTCCCCGGTCCTTTTCTTGAGCCTGCCCGAGTAGAGCGTTGACACGAAACTCCTCTGCATCTCCTTCCCAGCCTTGAGCATCGCTGCCCGCATAGCCACTTTCAGCTTCGCTTTGCCAGCAGGCTTCCCTCTGATCATATCCATCAGCCAGTCCTCAGAGAAGCTTATCTCCACGCCGCTTCCCGATATCGTCGAGGACATCCCCAGTGGTGGAGTCATCGGAAAGTGTAGGCTCGGCGTCGGTGGCGCCTGATTGCTTCTTTTAGGGTTTCGAGGAAGCCACCAGGGCCAACATCATCAGGAGAGTTGTCATATACGGTGATGCTCCCGTCAGGGCCAGTATTAGAGACCTGGCCGAGTCTGTTGCGGCTTTCATAGTCGAAGGCAACTTGCATATTTACGGCTTCCAGAATGTCTGGAAACTGGCTCTGGAAGGCTGCTTGGTTGGCAGCCATGCCACCTGTGTAGGAAACCTTAATAACCTTGAACCCTCGGTCCAGGTATGCCTCATCGACCACCAAGAGACCCGTGTTGTCGTCTACATGGTAATCGGTAGCGTCAACTAAGGTGGATGCAGCGAAAAGACGATCTCTATCGCTCCACACTTCAAAGGTGGCTCCCGAGTTTACGGGTGTACCAAGGAGACGAAAGACTTGGTCGTCATTCTTGGTGATCGTGAAATGCTCGGTCTGGGCAGAGGAGAGCATCGGGCGCCTAAGAGCCTGTTCTACACGGGCGCTTATTGACTTGATTGCCAAGCCAATCCAAGTGTCACGAGTAGCGTCAGAGGTCCACCCCTTCCAGGCATTAACCTGGGCGGTCGATGTTACCTCCAGTCCTGACCAATTCATCAGTCAGCCTTTTTCTTAGATGCCTTCTTTTTGGAGGACTTTTTCTTGGCCTTCTTTGGGGCTGGCGCATCGACGAAGGCTGCTGCT